AAAGGAGAAATATTTTTCAGCTACGTCTTGGTAAGTAGTTACAAACCACTTTTGGATTATGTTGAGGTCTTAGATAAAAAGTCAGCAAAACGAAATAAATCTAAAGGATTTTAATTTAGTTTACTACATAAAGAAGTTACCTAGTTACAATGAATAATCTATCATTTACTGAAGAACAGATTAAACTTCTTGCGGACGCTGTTTGGATGCGTCAGAGATGTTTTATAGCAGGAGATAAAAGTTTTAAACAGTATGGTGCTATTCTAAACGAAATTCTCAAAGACATTGATTACACACCAAGTAGATTATAATGATTTCTTCTGATACTCCATATAAATTGTCCGAAATTATCAGGGATACTTGGCCTGGTATTTACAGACCTGAAAAAACGCATTATAATAAAAACCAAAATTATCATGGACTACTGGATTGTAAAGGACAACATGAATGGAAAAATAATCGCTAATTGTGGTAATATTAATGACGCAATATGATAAATAAAAATAACAACCACTAAAAAATAAATGAAACTTACCGAAGATCAAATTAAAGATTATAATTTGAGAAAATCTGGTGCAAATATTAGTTCATTTATGTTTAAAGTTGAAGAAAAACCTGGTGTAGTCAAGTACAAAACTATCACTATAGGAAAAAAATATAAAATAAACAATCTTAATAATAGGGGAGTTAATGGAAAGATTGTTGAGGTGATTTGTTTTGTTTATGAGTATGGTGGTGATATAAATTCTTCAGATCCTATTGGGATAGGAGTTAAGTTCCTCTTTAATAATAAAAGAGGAACTTATTATGATATGTTACATTTAACTGAAATTTAATTTTTTTTAACTATGAATTTTACAGTATACTCTAAAAATGGATGTCCATACTGCATTAAAGTTGTGCAGGTTCTTGGAATGGCAAATTTAAATTATAGTGTTTTAAAATTGGGGGAAGATTATGACAAAGAAGAGTTCTACTCTAAATTTGGTCAAGGTTCTACTTTCCCTCAAGTAATTGTTGATGGAAAAAGTATTGGGGGTTGTTCTGATACTGTTAAATACCTTAAAGAAAATAAGTTAGTTTAATGGATTTTGACCCTCACGAAATTTATTTTGATGTGGAGAAGGCTATTGATTTAGCCTTCTCTGGTAAGTACGTTCTTAAATTTTACGATTATCTTAAAATTAAAAACATTAAAAAAGTATTCATTGAAGAATTTATAGAAAGTCCAACTGCTATTGAATTAAAAGATTTAATTCAAGATTTGAGTGAATACTTAGATGGTGGATCCGATAATCAACATAAGCAACTTAGGGAGGGATATGGTCATATATCAAAACCAGAAGCCAGAAAGATAAAAGATTATCTTTCTTCTATTTTAGAAGACGCTGAGAAATATAATTATGATAAACGAAGAGGAAAGAGAAAAAAGACAACTAAATAATAGTACATCGACTCAAATTAATAGAGGTTTTGAGTTGATGTTACTTTATTTAAATAAAAAAAAGGAGAAAAATTCCCAAAAAAGAAAGAAAACTTTTGAAATTAACCTCAGTCAAAATTTAACTTTCTTCAATAAAAATGTAGATTTTAACTTTGTGTTAAATTTTGATGTAAAAGAAAAAAAAACAGGAGAATAAAAATGGAACAAGCATTATTACTCACAAATACTATAATGCTAACATTATCCTTTTTTTTAGTTGGTGGATTAATTGGGTGGATTGCAAATAGAAATTATCTAGAATCCACTCCAATGTATATGCATCCAGAATTTATGGATGAAAATGGGAATATTATTCCCGACGAAATACTTGCAGTAAGATTTGAAAATGACCATGACAACAACGACGAAGAAGAAGATTACGACTAAGTTACAACCGAATCCTTTTCAGAGTGAGATACTTTCTTTGGTATCAAAACAAAGAACTAATGCCGCTAAAGCAGAAGTACTACAAGAATATAGAAATGATGCTTTAGTTTCTTTACTAATATGGAATTTTGATGAAAGTGTAATTTCTATACTTCCAAAAGGACCTGTGCCTTATGCGGATAATACTGAACAAACATCTGTCGGTGGAAATTTGACCGATCTTGTTGAAAGTAAAACAAGAAGTCAAAATTTAACTAAAGGTGAATACGCCGCTGCTGATGAAGTTGGTAATAAACAGCATACATCATTAAGAAATGAATATGAAAAATTTTATATTTTTCTGAGGGGAGGGTCAAATAGTCTTTCTCAAATCAGAAAGGAGACTATTTTTATTAATATGCTTAAGGGTCTTCATCCAGAAGAAGCGGAACTGATGTGTTTAGTTAAAGATAAGCGATTAACTGATAAATATAAGATAACGCATCAGAATGTTAAAGATGCGTATCCAGACATTACATGGGGAGGTAGGTCTTGATATTATGACTTGGGAACCCGAAGAATTAAGTACAATACCAAAGAAGTATAACTGCGAAATAACATTTAATAGAACTACATTAGATAGGATTAAAGATCCTTCTCTACCAAATGATGCTTATATTGTAATATATTCTTCGGACGATAATACATATATGGATTTATGTCGAGGGAGAAAAGTTGATATCTTTGATCTCTATTATGATAAATTTGGATCTGGATCATTAAAAAAAATAGATTGGGGATATGGTAGAACTAATCCCAAATTGTGGGGATATAAAAAAAAGGAGAAAAAAGTGAGTAAATAATATACAATATATTAAATTAAAAATGGGAAAGCATTATCTTTTAAATTTGTATGGATGTCCTTTTTCACTTTTAGATGATGAATTTTTTCTAATTAGTTTACTTGAAAAATCTGCTATTTTTAGTGGAGCAAATGTTATCCAAACAATTCATAAAAAATTTGATCCTCAAGGAGTTACTGTATTAACATTACTTTCGGAAAGTCACATAAGTATTCATACTTGGCCTGAAAGGGGAGATGCTGCAGTTGATATATTCACTTGTGGTGATTGTGATCCAAAAATAGGGTGCAATATAATCATTGATGAACTTCAATCTCAGAGTCATACACTAAGTTATATTGACCGTTAAATAAATAATTTTTATTAAGGAATTCTTATGTTATCAACACAATATCGTCTTCGACTTGAATCAATCTGTGAAAAAATTATAAAAGGTGAATCTGTAGAGTTAAGTGAGATGGTATGGGCAGAAAAACTTGCTAAATCAAATAGATCTGCTGCAACTATTTTGAGGAAGGCACGTAGACGTGCTGCTAATCCAGATATGGAAGAGGATAGTTTAGATTCTTTTATGAACGCATTGGATATTGGAGATCCAGATCCATCAAATCATAAGACTGGTTTTGATACAATAGATGATATTTTAGATTTCTTTACCCAAGATAAACCTGACGACTGGAGACAAAGAGATTAAAAAATAATAAAATTGTATCAGGTTATACAAGACAACCTTGCTATATATTATATGATGGTCTATAATGACCTTACGTTCATCGGGGAAACCCGACGCAAGTAGGACGGTGGAACGGATCGTTCATTCGCTATTCACAAATAGCGAACGCAAACCGCCCGAAGGAACGGGACTAACAATCTCATTTCTTTGGAGGAAAACCAATGTCTAAAGTTGTATATCGTGGTGTCTCTTATGACACCGAATTGCGTCTTCAGCAACAAGCACAGGCACAGCAAGAACCCCAGCAGTACAATGAAACTTATCGTGGTGTTAAGTTCGTGAAGGAGGGGCACAAGTGATGAAAAAAATCAACTTCTTGCAAATCATCAAAAACAAAAAACAAAAAGAAGTGCGTCTTCATAATGCACAACTAGCACAATTAGTTGGGACAAATTGACAATAACTGAAATATCAGTTGTATCTGTTGTTATAGTATTATTGTCACTGTATATACAGTGTATTTGGAATTAACTAAAAAAGATTGAAGGAGGAGACTTGACTCTCCTCCTTTTTTTATGTAGAATATGAGGGTATTCGTAAGTATTTGATGGATTTACAAAAGGTATCTTTATTGATTGCTAGTATAGAGTCATCTTTAGAAGTTTTGAAAATGGAATTATCGAGTTCAAATATTCCATCAAATATTATTAAATTGGAAAATTTGATCCCAGAATCTATTGATGATTATGAACCAGACTATCATGAGGAAGATTAATGCCGTATAATGACCTAACTGAATTCGAAAGAGAACTTGCACGATTTGGTGATAAAGTCCAATTAATTGTTGGACTTGAGATTGGAGATAAAATATCACCAGAAGAAGCATACCAACAAATTAAAGGTATGATGAAAGAACTAAAAAAACTTCGTAAACAAGAAAAAGATATTTGGGAGAATAATAAATGAAACCAATTAAAGCAAAAGATCTTATCGAACTTGATAAAAACCTTCAGGCAGTAAAACTTCAAGGGTATGCAATTCCAGAGCAAGTAATTTGGCAAGCAGGTAAAGGAGATTATTCTGAAGTTCCTGCTCACGAATTAAAGACTCCTTTACCATCTGATTGTGGTAAGTGGATCGTAGAACAACTCCTAAGCAACGAGAGAGGACACTACGGACCCCTAGAACACCCTGGAATCACGTTCTCGGTGTCTGGGTATGTACATAGTGTTATGGTCCAAGCAAGGACCCATAGAGTGGGAGTTAGTTTTGATGTTCAGTCTCAACGATATACTGGAAAGCGTGTACTTAAGGTTGCTAGTGGTGAACTAAAACCAGAGGATGTTTTTTATGTACGTCCTCCAGGTTTTTATACCAATCGAATGGGTAAAAAATATGATTGGAAGGAAGAAGATTATCACAACGAATTGGATTGGATTGTCAAAGGTTGTGAACGTTATGCTGCAAAGTATAATAAAGGTATGTGTGAAGAACATATTCGTGATTATCTTGCACAAGCAATCCGTCAAAATTTTGTAGTTTCATTCAATCTTAGATCAGTGTTGCATCTATTGGATCTTCGTGCTAAGCTTGATGCTCAACTTGAGATTCAAGCATTATGTGAGCAACTTATTCCAGAAGTAAAACTATGGGCACCTAACGTTTGGAATTACTATGAAGAAAAACGTCTACATAAAGCCAGGTTATCACCATAGTAAATATGAAATCATATTGTATTAAAGATTCTTTAACCGGACATGTTTTTAGAGTTTTTCTTACTGAAGAAGAATTTAAACAGTTTTTTAAAAAATATCCAGATATAGATGAGTGTGTAGATTGCATAGAATGTGATGATGCACCTTCTATAACTATTGAATAAATAATTTTTTTATGTTCGGAGGAGAACATTGGCAATTTATCCTATTATTCATAAAGAAACAGGGGAAAAACGAATACTAGAAATAAGTGTTCATGAAATTACCCAGTGGTATGAAGATAATCTAGAGTGGAAAAGAGATTGGTCTGAAGGATGTGCTTCTTTTGGGGAAGTTGGGGAATGGAAAGATCGTTTAGTAAAAAAACATCCCGGATGGAATGACGTTTTAGAAAAAGTATCAAAAGAACCTAAATCTCAAGTAAAAAAAATTTGAATCTTATGGCAAGAAAGAAAAAATCATTTTCAGATCAACCTATTGGAGTTGGACTAACATTAAGGCAAATAAAGAGAAGAAAACCAATCAATGCAGATCTTTTAATTGATATTGATCCTTTAACTGATAATCAGAAAATTCTTTTTGACTCTTATTCTAAAGATAAAAACATCGTTGCTTATGGTGCTGCTGGAACAGGTAAAACTTTCATTACTTTATATAATGCCTTATGCGATGTTTTAGATGAAAGGAGTCCTTATGAAAAAATTTATATTGTTAGATCTTTAGTATCTACTAGAGAAATTGGATTCTTACCTGGTGATCATGAAGATAAGTCTTCTCTCTATCAGATTCCATATAAGAACATGGTGAAGTACATGTTTGAAATGCCAGATGATGCATCTTTTGAAGCACTATATGGAAATCTTAAAACTCAAGGTACTATAAGTTTTTGGTCTACTTCATTTATTCGCGGTACTACGTTAGATAGAGCAATAATTATTGTTGATGAATTCCAGAATTTAAATTTCCATGAATTAGATTCAATCATTACACGAGTTGGTGAAGATTCTAAAATTATGTTCTGTGGAGATGCCACACAGAGTGACTTAATTAAAACAAATGAAAAAAATGGAATCATAGATTTTATGAAAATCTTAAGAATAATGGAATCATTTGATATAATTGAGTTTGGAGTTGATGATATTGTACGTTCTGGTATAGTTAAAGAATATATCGTAGCAAAAATGCAACTAAATCTCTGATATAAAAAATAATTATGAAACTTGATTTTGAACATAAAACACTAAATCTCCCAAAATTAAAAAGAGAAACGATAGATGGAGTAAGATATTATAATGTTCCAGATGAAAACAATCCTATCAAATTAGTTTCTATTACATCTGTAATTAGTAACTATAAAAAAAAATTTTTTGATTCTTGGAGAAAAAGAGTTGGTGTAGAGTTTGCAGATAAAAAAACTAAAAGAGCTACAAGTCGAGGGACTGATATGCACACTTTAGTTGAAAATTATTTGTATAACATACCAGAACTACCAGAAGTTCAACCCTTGTCACAAATGTTATTTAAAATTGCTTTACCAGCATTAAATAGAATAAATAATATTTATTCCTTAGAAGGATCTTTATACAGTAAGTATCTTGGAATTGCTGGTACTGTAGATTGTATAGCAGAATTTGATGGAGAACTTTCTATAATCGATTTTAAAACCTCCGAAAAACCAAAACCAAGAGAATGGATTGACGGATATTTTGTTCAGTGCTGTGCTTATGCATGTATGTTGAATGAATTGACTGGTCTATCAGTTAAAAAATTTGTTATTATAATGGCATGTGAGAATGGAGAAGTTGAAGTATATGTTGAAAGGGATAAAAAGAAATACATTAAAATGTTAGTTCAGTATATTAAAAAGTTTATATCAGATAAGCAAATTAGTTAAATTAAATTTAAATACATGAGATCAAAAAAATTACAAGTA